TTTAGGTTTTCGGGGTACCTTTGGTTCAAAAACCCCGTACTAGAATACATGCCCATATGGGTGCTAGATTGATAGGAGGCCTTATATGGGCGATTATATGAGTGGTTACCGTGAAAAAGTAACTGACGACCAACTAATAAACTTAATTGATACAGGTGTATCTAATTCTGCTGGAGACTTTTTAAACTCTTCTGAGTTAGCTAACGATAGATTACAATCTACTTACGAATACGCTGGATTACCAGCAGGGCATCTTAGTCCTAATGGTGTATCTAAAATTGTTTCATCAGATACTACAGAAACAATAGAAGCTTACTTAGCAATTATCTCAGAACTAATGTTTAACAACAACAGATTAGCTAAATTTAAATCTTGGACAGCCTCACCAAGCGCTATTGCAGCAGCAAATGACGCTTCTGATTTAGTTAACTATACCATATTTAAAAAGAATAATGGTTGGGAATTAATGAATACATGGGTAAAGTCTGCTTTACTATGGAAGAACTCTATTATCCGATGGGATTTTGTAGAAGATATTTCTACCAGCTTTGAAGAGTATGATTCACTTACTGAAGAATCATTAGATCTTAAGCTATCAGAGAAAGACATAGAAGTAGTAGGTGAGTTAAACTTTAACCCAGCAACTAACAGTTATGAAGATGTAAGATTAAAAAGATCTTATGATATGTCTAGAGTTAAGATTGAAAATGTTCCACCGGAAAACTTTCTTATATCAAGAGACGCAAGCTCTATTGAAGATGCAAACTTTGTAGGTGTTCAAATAGAAATGTCTAGATCAGATATACGTAAAATGTATCCTGAGATGGCAGAAGAAGTATCTGACTGGTCTGAATTACCTAGTTCAGGTGAAGAACATTCTAACTACTCTGAAGATGTAGCTGTACGTAAACGTGTTACCGGACAAACATATTGGTCTGGTGCAGGAGACGATACTTACGATATGCTTGAGGCTAATATAAATGTAGCTGTAACAGAGTGTTGGATTAAGGTTGACCGTGATGGTGACGGTATAGCAGAACTTAAACATATTATCACAGCAGGTAGTACTATACTACATGAAGAAGATTGTAGTTACGTTCCACTAGCCTCATTAAGTCCATTTGAGATACCTTATGAATTCTACGGTTTATCTATTGCAGATATGACTAGATCTACTACACTTACATCTACTGCTATACTACGTGGTTTTGTAGAGAATACTTATTTAAGTAACTACTCACCTAAGTTAGCAGATCCTAATGTTGTAGACTTTTCTGCCTTACAGAATATGAGACCTAAACAGATTATACCTACTAACGGTAATCCTGCAGGTGCAGTTTCAGATCTCCCACCAAGCACTATAAGTGCAGGTACAGTTCCTTTACTACAACACTTGCAAGTACACAAAGAACAAGCTACAGGTATGTCTAAAGCAGCACAAGGACTTAACGACGAACTATACGTTTCAGGTAACAGTGAAATGAAGTTAAATCAAGTTATGTCTGCTAGCCAAAAGAGAATACAACATATCGCTAGAAAGTTTGCTGAAGGTGGATTCAAAAGACTATGTGAAGGTGTTTACAAAACTATTCAAGACAACATGGATGAAGTAAGTATTATGTCTGACAGAAGAGGAGCAATCCTTGATGTCAATTTAAAGAACTTACCTAAAAACATGGAATTAGAAGTTGATGTAGATTTAGGTGAAAACTCTAATGCTAACAAAAGAGATAAGCTTATGTTATTAGCATCTCAGTTAATACCTATGCTTAAAGACTCCGGACAAGGTATGATGATTAAGCCAGATGCAGTAGCTAATATTGCTTTTGACTTAGTTAATACTCTTGATCTTAAACCAGAACAGTATCTTGTAGATCATACTACTAAAGAATTTTTAGATAAGGCTAAAAAGGCTATGAGTGTAAGTGAAGAAGAGAAAAAGAAAAACAAGGAGATTGCGGCTCGTGTTGAAGAATCTAAAGCTAAGCAAGCTGAAGCTAACTCAGTTTATACTAAAGTGCAAGCAGATAATGCTCTACAAGATAACATTAGGCAAACAGCTATTGCATTGGATCGTCATGGTCAAGAATGGGCTCGTCTCAAGACTGCGGCAATTAAGGCAGAAGTTTCGCCAGACCATCTTCCGACTCCGGGAAATATGGATGAAATAATGATGAAGGCAATGGAGATAGTTAAGTCTATCGAAGCAGCACCATCAGGAAAAGAAGGTGGTTCACTAGACGACATGGTGAAACAAATGGGTATAGACCCAGCACAAGCTGTGCAATTAATACAACAAGCAATGGGAGGCGGGCAATAGCCCCCTCTCTTAACCACACCTCTACCCTCACGGATGATGTGTTAATAAGGTAAATTATGGAAAAATATAGAGAAGCAGGTGACAAGAGGATGACCAAGAAGGTGCATCCCGATAGATTATCACAGATAGCTTTAGCGGAAGCTAAGTTTTCAACAAGTACAAGGAACAGTTTTTTCGACTCAGCATACGGAGATATCTTAGTAGATTTCTTTGTTGAGTGGTTAAAGACAGAACCTCACGAGACCAAAACAAGAGAGCATTTATATGCTTGTTCTATGGCGCTAGGTAGCGTTAAAGAAAAGTTAATTAGTATAGAAACTAAAGGTCGTAACATTCCTATTATGGAAAAGTTAAGTGAGGAGGATAGCAATGATTAAAAGTAGTAACGAACAAATTAATACAGTAATAACTAACATAGAGAATTCTATTGATTACTTTATTAACCAACACACCGCAGATTTAAATGGAGCAGCTCGTATTAGAAACGATGCCAACATTGTAAGAGGCTTAGTAGAATACAGAAGCGCTTTATTAAATTTGCAGAAAGAGAATACTCCCGTAAAGAAAAGAGGAAACCCTAACTTTGGGAAAAACAATCCTTATACAACTAAGCAGGAGGTAAGTAATGATGGCTGATAATAATAATTCTACCCAGACGGATGATAACATTGTTGACAGCAGTACTGAAGATCAGATGCTCGCAGACATTCTTAATAAATCAGAAATACTCCAGGAAGCTGGCGTAGTTCCGAGAGAAGAATCTCAACCCGAACCTGAACTTGAGTACTCAGAAGATATAGGAACAGAAGAAGACCTTGAAGAGCCTGTAGAATCTGCCGAATATGAAGATGATGTTGAACCAGATAATGAAGAAGAGGAAGATAGTGAAAAGGAAGACGGAGATGCTGAGGCTACCGAAGTTGATACTTATGCACTAGATGACTTAGAAGACATTATGGTAACCCACAAAATTGATGGGGAAGAGGTAACTCTACCTATATCAGAGTGGATTGCTGGTTCTGCAACCAAACAACATCTTAGTAAACAAGGTCGTGAGATTGGGGAAGCTCGTAAATCATTAGACGAAGAGCGTACTCAAAAATTAGGTGAACTAGAAACATTAGCAAGTGTTATTGCAAATGAAGTTTACACTGAAGAAACAGAACATCAGAAAAAGTATCACGATATCTCTCAAAAGCTCTCAGCAGCACAAAAAGAGGGGGATACTTATGAAATTGGTGAGTTACTTCAAGAGCAAACTAAAGCACAGTCTGCCTATTGGGAAGCCCGTAGTAAAAGAGAAAATCTTTCAACACAAGTTTCTCAACAAAAACAAAGTCTACAACAACAACAATTCGAAGAGTCTGTAAGGCATTTTAACGATACCATAACAGATGTTATTCCTGACTGGAATTCGGATATTCAAAACTCTATAAGAGAGTTTGCATTACAAGAAGGTTTACCGGAAGCCTTATTAAATGTAGTATCAGATCCTGTAGTTGTTAAATTTGTAGATGAGTTTCGTAGACTAAAACAAGGAATTAAAAGTGGCGCTAAAAAGCGTGCTAAAATTCCTGCCAAGAAAATGCCTGCTAAAAAGGCTAAGACACCGACTAAACGAAAACAAGATCAGGCGGCAATGACTAAAGCAAGAGCGTTTAAAAATGATGCTTCGAAGGAAGATCAAATAGCTTTCTTGAAGAGGTTTGCGCCAACACGATAAGCCAATATTCGGCTAATAACATATAGGTAAAAATAAAATGGCAACAGGACGTTATGGCACTTCAGGTGCATCAACACAAGCAGCGGACGCAGTAGGCAACCGCTTTCCTTCAGGAGCATCAAGTGCTTCTGTTTCTGAAAAAGAGGATTTAGCGAACTTCATCTCAATGATTACACGAGATGAAACTCCTTTCATGTCTTCTATCGGCAAAACAAAAGCTACAGGTATATACCACGAGTGGCAAACAGACGAGCTTAAAGCTCCAGGTAACTCACGTGTTGCACAAGGTGCAGACTTCGATGCAGTTACTCCAGATGGTCGTACTACTACTGGTGGTGACCACGGTACAGGCGGTGGTGTAGTTCTTGCAGCTGCAGATCGTAACCGTTCACGTTTAGGTAACTATACACAAATCAACGCAAAAACAGTTGCAGTATCAGGTACAAAACGTGCTGTAGATCAAACTGGTGTTGCTGATGAGTATGCATATCAGTTGAAAAAGCGTGGCACAGAAATGCGCCGTGATGTTGAAGCTGACTTAATTCACTCACTAAACGTATCTACTCCAGGTTCTGCATCAGTTGCAGGTACTATGGCTGGCGTATTCTCTTGGGCAAGTAACGTTGTAAACGTTGCATCAACAGACTCTGGTAACACAGCTGCTCGTATTTCTAATGCAGGTGTTACTGCAGCAGAAGCAGGCATTGGTACTAACAACTTCTCAACAGAATCTACAAGTGCAAACGTAGGTGAGCTTGAATTGTCACACATCGACTCTATCATGCAAACAATCTATGAGGAAGGTGGTAAAGCTACTAAAGTTATGCTTTCTCCAAAGAACCGTCGTACATTCTCAACTAAAGCAAATGCTTCAGGTTCAAATGTTCGTCGTAACATCGATGAGTCAGGTAAACTACGTCAAGCAGTAGACATCTATATGTCAGACTTCGGTGACGTTATGGTTGAGCCTAACTACATCATGGGTCTTGCTGCAACTGCAACAGGTGCTGGTGGTACATCCGCTGACGCAGTATCTATTCAAGATGCTTTCGCACTTGTATACGATCCAATGTGGTTCAAAATGGCAACTCTTCGTCCAATGAATGAAGTGGACGTAGGCCAAAATGGTGACTCAACAGTAGGTATGTTCGTTGAAGAGACAACTCTTGAATGTTCTAACCCTAACGCTTGGGGCGTAATCGCTAACATTGGCGCATAAATTTAGGAAAGGGGGCACCTTAGGGTGTCCTCTTTTACTAATAGGAGTAATAAATGTTAATTAAAATTATAGCAAATGCTAATGCTCTAGTGATCAGTGGTGAAACTTTAATTGGAGCAGCTCAAGAAGCTACTTTTGGTTTAGGTGGTGAAAACCACATAGAAGTTGATCCTAGCACAGGTAAGGTTACTAAGGCTTACTTATCTAGACCAGGATCTACACATAATATAATTGCAATAGGTACTAGCGCAACGACTGTATACAGAATACAAGTGGGTAATCTAACTAACGATGGTAGATTCCATACGGTACTAGACTCACTATAATACATGAGAGGAACAGCATGGCAAAGTTTAAACATAGTTCAGCAGTAGGAGATCTCACAGGAGAAATCGTTACTGATGGAAACAGAGGTAGTAAGTGGAGAGTCGAAGGAGACATCAGCACAACTATTGCCGAAGTAAAAAGAGATAGAGAAGCAGGTCGGAATAAAAAATCACACTATCAAAAGATGTGTTCTATTCCAAACGTAATAGTATTAGAACTAAATACTAAGCATAACTTAGATATACTAGATCCAGAGTTTATGCATGACCCTGCTATGAAAAAGAAATTGGTATATCTGTTAAGAACAGAATACCCAGATTTACTAGTTATGACATAGAGGATTATTATGGCAACATACGTAGAATTTGTAGGCTCCGGTGATTATGCTGGAAACAACGCAGGAATAATTAGAGACTGGGCTAACCGAGATGTTTCAGTACTTTCTAACTCAGTAGTATCTCGGTGCCTTGACTATGCAGCTGATGAAGCTTATAAAACTTTACGTGTGCCACCATTAGAATTTACAGGGACTTATGTAGTTAATGGTACTCAAGAAGAAATAACCGCAGCAGGTTCTTCTGATATACCAGATGTAGGTCCTAGTGCATTTCAAGGAGGAGGCAATATACTAAGTATTAAAGCTCCTACTGATATGATAGAAGTAATATATATAAGAAACGCAGATATTGGTAACAAAAATTTAGGTATAGTTTACAATGAAAAGGTAGACAGTAGAACTTTTAATGATGGTTTT